TAATAAAGAAGGAAATATAGATGATGCTATAGCTAGCGAGATGCAATTCTTAAAAGAAACTGCTGAAGAATTAGGCGTATCTCTTCAATCTATTCAAAAACCTTATGTTCAATATTTAGCTTCTTCAAAAGATAGTTTAGAAGTTACTAGAAAAACAGCAAAAAGTTTCTTAGGACTTTCAACAGCTTTAGGATTACCTGCTGCTCAAACTCAATTAATTATTAAAGCCTTACAGCAAATGCAGTCAAAAGGAACTGTAATGGCTGAAGAATTAAGATTGCAGTTAGGTGATAGTGTTCCAGGTGCTGTTGATTTATTTGCTGAAGCGATGGGGGTAGGAACAAAAGAATTTTTAAAATTAATGGAACAAGGTAAAGTTTCATCAAAAGTTCTTCAAGATGTTGCTGCAGTAATTGATAAAAAATATGGGGCTGCAATTCAAAAAGGATCAAGAAATATTAGAGCAAGTACAAACAGAATTTCAAATGCCTTCTTTTTACTTAGAGTAAATGTAGGTAGAGGATTGGATGAGACTTTTAAAGTTAATGAGAAAATGGCAGCTTTTGCCGAATGGTTAACTAAAGTTGCTAATAATTTTGCCAGGTTAGATGCTAAAGGTAAAAAAGTTATTTTAACTATAGGTTTATTTTTAGCTATAGCCGGTCCTTTATTATTAGCAATAGGTGCAATAGCAAGAATATTAAGTCTTGCTGTTCTAGGATTTAATTTATTAGTTAAGCCTATTGTTTTATTGGTCGGTTTTCTTCCAAAAATAATTGCTGCATTTAGGGTTTTAGGTGTTGTAATGGCAGCAAATCCGATAGGGGCTTTTATTACTGCAACTTCATTAATAATTATTTATTGGAAAGAAATTGTAGGTTTATTTGAAAAAGCTTTTTCTTGGTTATCAAAAATGAATTTAAGCGGTGTTTGGAGTAAGTTTAAAGATTTTACAGGATTAGGTGGAGAAGATACTGTTGTAACAAATGCTCAAACTGCTGTTGCTTCAGGTCCACAATCAACCCCTGCTAATTTTAATAATCAAAGAACAGTTAATAACAGTTTGACGGTCAATATTCCACCTGGAATGGGTGCAAGTGATGCTTTAGGCTTAAAAAATGCAGTTAAGCAAGCATTACAAGAAGAAAATAGACAGTCATATATTGAATTAGGAGCACAATGAGTTTTTTTAGCGAAGCAGCGTCAATAATATTTAAACAACCATTTACTCAAAAACTAGGTAAACTAGAAGTAGATATTGTTTCATCAAGAAATATTACTGAAAAAGTATCTATTAGTAATAATCCAATTGAAGGCGGATTTAATACTGATAATGCTAAAGATGAACCTACTGAAATTTCTGTCAGTGGAATAATCAGTAAATTTTCATTAAAAAATTCTAAAATAACTCAAGTAACAACTTTACTTTCTGGAAGTATACCTAATAGATTAAAAGATGCTCATGATGAATTATATAGAATAAAAAATGAAAAAGAGCCTATAACTCTTGTGATGAAATACAAAAGTTATTCTAATATGCTTTTATCAAGTTTGAATTTTCCAGATGAAGCTAATAGCGGAGAAACTTTAAGATTTACAGCTGTTTTTAAAGAAATTAGAATAGTTGAAAGCCAATTAGTTAGTTTGGATAATTCAAGAATAAAAACTGATAGTGCTAAAAAGAAAAGTAGTTTTGGTAGACAAACAGGAACAGAAAAAGCTTTTGAGCCTAAGTCTACTATAAGTTTAGGGCAATTTGTTAAATCATTATTTTAAATATTATGGCTATAATAATACCTATAAAAGACAATCCTAATCATACTATTACAATTGAATTAGAATCGGTAATTTATAAATTAGGTTTTGTTTATAATACTGAAGGAGCTTTTTGGTCAATGACAATATGGGATGAAGATGATAATTTATTACTTTCAGGAATAAAAATTGTTGCCAATTATCCTTTGCTTTTTTCTCATAAAAATAATTCATTGCCAACTGGAGATTTTTATTGTGAAATAGCTGATACTCAAGCTTCAATAAATAGAAATAGTTTTTTATCAGGCGAAGCTAAATTATTATATTTAACTTTAGAAGAGGTGCAATCAATATAATTATGGGAAGATTATTTAACCGTCAAGCACAAATTTTAATAGGTAAGATAGGCTCAGTAGGCAAATTGCTTGATGGTGTAAGAGTTTCTTTTGATATTGATATGGATGATAATAAAGAAACTAATACGGGAAAAATTAATATTTATAATTTATCAGATGAAACTATAGGTTTACTTGAAGAAAAAGATACGTCTATTATTTTAAAAATAGGTTATGATAATGAAGAGTTAAGCACTTTATTTATAGGTAATGTTGTTTCTTATGAGCATGATTTTAATGAAAATGATGTTGTTACTAAAATAACTTGCAAAGATGGTTATATTCCTTTAACTCAAAAGAAATTATCTTTATCTTTTATTGAAAATTCAAATACTAAACAAATTATTGATAAAATTGTAGGTGATTTAAATTTAGCTAAAGCTGATTACTCTACTCTTCCTAATTATGTTTATAAACAAGGTTTTTCTTTTGTAGGAAGCCCCGGAACAGTTTTAGATACAGTAGTTAAAAGAATAGGATATGAATGGACAATTGCAAATAATGTTTTAATTATTAGTAAACCTAATGAGTCTAATACTCAAACTATAGCTCAATTTATATCACCTGGAACAGGATTAATAGATAAGCCTAAAAGGTTTAAAGAAAAAAAGGTTAAAACTAAAAGTGAAAATAATAAATTAATTGATGGTTGGATTATAACCTCTTTAATTATACCTTCAGTTCAACCAAAAGTTTTAATTAAAGTTCAAAGTGATTCTGTTGATGGAACTTTTTATGTGAAAAGTACAAAATTTACAGGTGATACTCATGAGGGTCCCTGGTTATGCACAATTAAAGCTATAGAAAAATGAATACAATAGAACTATTAAACATTGTTATGGCTAATCGAATTGCAGATATGCATATTTGTATGCCAGGTAAAATAACTGAATATGATTATACAAAACAAAGAGCTAAGGTTCAACCGGCTTTAAATCAAACATATAATGATGGTGAAGAAATAGTTTTACCAATTATTCATAATGTTCCGGTAATTCATCCTGCAGCAGGCGGGGCTTCTATTACTTTTCCCGTAAATGTAGGTGATAATGTTTTATTAGTTTTTTCTGAAAGAAGCTTAGAAGAATGGTTAAATGTAGGTGATAAAGTAACTCCTGATGATCCTAGACAAAATAATTTAACTGATGCGGTTGCTCATTTAGGTTTAAATCCTTTTTCAACAACTTCACCGGCTGCTAATAATACAGATTTATTAATAAAATATGATGGGTCAGAAGTTAAATTAAAACCTTCAGGGATTATTGATATTAATGCAACAGAAGCTAATATAACAACTCCTAATTTAAATATTACAGGCGATGTTGATATTACCGGAGATGTTACTATTTCTGGCAAAGTAACCGCAGCAAATGTTGAAGCGACAGCTGAATTAAAAGGAGCTACAGCTTTAATTGGTGGAAAAGATTTTGCTACTCATACTCATTCCGGTGTAACTTCTGGGCCGAGTAATACTGGACCCGTAACTTAAAATAGAATAAAATTATGACAACATTAGCAATAAATTCAGATAATGATTTATATTTTACAGATAGAAGATTAACTATTATATCTGGTTCTAATACTGATGAAGAAATTTTACAAAGAATTAAAATAAGACTTAGATTCTTTAAAGATGAGTGGTATTTGAATTCGGATCATGGTTTACCTTACTTTGAAGATATATTAGGAACTAAAAATGTTGATATAAATGGGGTTGAAAGTTTATTTAGAGAACAGATTTTAGATGTTGAAGGAGTGAGGGAAATAACAGAATCAGCAATAGATTATGATGGAACTACTAGGAAGCTCTCATATTCTTTTAGTGCTGTTTCAATTAACAATACAGTAATAACCGAAGATTTGGTTGTACTTTAAAGAAATTTTATTTAAAATTTAATTTCTTATGTAATAAACAAAAATTATTATAAACTATGACATTTGGAGTAACTTCTACAGGTTTTAATAGAAAGACAAATGAAGATATAATATCAGATTTAGAAACTGCATGGAAAAATGAATTCGGACAAGATTCAGATTTGAGTGAAGATTCACCTAACTCAATTATTATTGGATTAATTGGTGGAATGAGTGATTCATTATGGCAAGTTGCAGAAGATACTTATAATTCATTAAATGTAAATACTGCAGAGGATGTTTCATTAGATAATGCTTCTTCTTTAACTGGAACAGAAAGAAAAGGCGCTTCAGCTTCAACTGCCAATGTAAGTTTCAGAGGAGATAATGCAACTTCAATTCCTACAAATACTCAAGTAAAACAATCTTCAACAGGATTAATTTTAAAAACTTTAACTGATGAATTTATAGCTCAAGGATCTACAAACTGGATTCAAATTACAGTTACAACAATTACAGATAATGCCACATATAGATTTTATATTAACGGTAATACTTATTCTTATGTTGCAGATGCGACAGCAACGGCTGATGAAATTGTTGCAGGATTAAAAGCTGTTGTAGAATCAGCAGCAATCGGCTTAAGTATAACTGATGAAGGAAGCGGTTTAATGACTATTGAGGCTGATGATAAAAATGATATTTATGATATTACAGCAGATTCTAAAATGACTGTTGGTAAAGTTCAAAGTGTAATAGGTGTAGTTGCTTTAGAAATAGGAACAAATGAAATTGCAGCAAATACTATTGATGAAATTTCGACAGCTATTTCAGGGTTAGATTCTGTAAGAAATTATTTTGCAGGTGAAACTGGAAGAGAAATTGAGTCTAATCAAGAATTAAGATTAAGAAGAAAACAAGATATAGCCGTTTCAGGATTTAACTTTACTGATGCTATAAGAGCAAAAATTTTAGATGAAGTTGTAGGGGTAAGTTATTGTAGAGTTTATGAAAATGATACTCTTGCTATTGATTCTGATGGTATTGAACCAAAATCTTATGAGGCTATAGTCGAGGGAGGATCTAATACTGATATTGCTGAAAAATTATCTAAACTTAAAACTGCAGGTTTGCCTTCTGATGGTGATATAACTGTTGAAGTAACAAATGACCAAGGTATTCCTAATAATATAAAGTTTTCAAGACCTACAAATAATTATTTATGGGTTGATGTTGTAATTGATTCATATAATACTGAAGAGACTTTTCCAGTTGATGGTGAAGCAGCAATTAAAGCAGCTTTATTAGAATTTGCTGAAGATGAATTTAATATAGGTGATATTATTGTTACTCAAAAATTTAATACTCCTGTCTATTCAATACCTGGAATCGGATCAGTAACAATAACTATAGCCTCTACAGGAACGCCTGGGGGAACTCCTAGTTATTCAGCAGCTAATATTAATTTATCAATTAGGGAAAAACCTAATTTTGATTTAAGTAGAATGACTGTAACATTATAATTATGAGCATTTACGATACTATAAAATTATTAAACATTGAGCAATTTAAAGATGCTCCTAACTTCAATAAAGTATTGCAGGTTGCAGCTACTACTTTTGATGAATTAAATACTGTATTTGAAGATTTAAAAATTTTATTAAGTATTTCAACTCAAGTAGGAACTCAATTAGATTTAATAGGTGATATTGTTGTTGAAAAAAGAGAAGCAAGAAGCGATGAAGATTATAGAAAAGCTTTAATATTAAAAATATTTAAAAATACTTCTAGGGGTTTTGTTGATGATGTAGTTGAAATTTTAACAGTAATTACAGATGCAACAAAAGTTGTTTATTCTGATAATCCACCGGCAGCATATACAATATTTACAAACGGACCTACACTGCCTGCAAATATTCATTCTGTAATGGATAAATTATCAGCAGCGGGAGTTGCTGTTTTAATATATGCTTCCCCTGGTGATGTTCCTTTTATTGCAACCGAAGTTGCTACAACCGCCGCTAATTTGCAAGATGATTTAGGTAATAATCTTGTAGATGATGCAGGCTCTCAATTTGTAGCTAACTATGAAGGAAGCGGTTTAGATGATAGATTGCAAGAAATATTT